ATGAGCAAGCCGATCGCGATCGTGCGCAAATCGCGGTGTGCCATCTACACCCGGAAATCGACCGAGGAAGGTCTCGACATGGAGTTCAACAGCCTCGATGCGCAGCGCGAGGCCTGTGAGGCCTATGTCGCGAGCCAGAAGGCCGAAGGCTGGGTGCTGGTGCCCGACCGCTATGACGACGGCGGCTTCTCGGGCGGCACCTTGGAACGGCCCGCCCTGCAACGCTTGCTCAGGGATATCGAGGCCGGACGCGTCGATATCGTGGTGGTCTACAAGATCGACCGACTGTCGCGCTCGCTGATGGACTTTGCCAAACTCGTCGAGGTGTTCGACCGCAACAACGTCACCTTCGTCAGCGTGACTCAGTCGTTCAACACCACAACCTCGATGGGCCGCCTCACGCTCAACATCCTGCTGTCCTTCGCGCAGTTTGAGCGTGAGGTGATCGGTGAGCGCATCCGCGACAAGTTCGCGGCCTCCCGCAAGAAGGGTATGTGGATGGGAGGCTATCCACCGCTGGGCTACGACGTCAAGGATCGCAAGCTTGTGGTCAACGAAATGGAAGCCGCGACTGTGCGCATGATCTTCGAGCGATATGTGCTGGTGGGCTCAGCTACGATTCTTGCCCGGTCGCTGGCTGCCGAGGGCATCCTGACCAAGCGTAGCCGTCCCGTCGATCGTGGCTATCTCTACATTCTGCTGAACAACAAAACCTACATCGGCGAGGTTACGCACAAGGGCAACAGCTATCCCGGCGAGCATCGGGCGATCATCGAATCCCCACTGTGGAACAAGGTGCATGCCATCCTGAAGGAAAGCCCGCGCCAGCGGGCCGCCAATACACGCAGGCAGACGCCTGCTCCCCTCAAGGGGCTTCTGTTCGGACCGGACGGCCGCGCCTTGACTCCAGCCCATACGCGCAAAGGCAGCAAGCTCTATCGCTATTACGTCGCCACCGGCGTGATCAAACGTGGTCCCGAGGCCTGCGTGATTCGCCGGGTCCCTGCGGCCGAGGTCGAAGCTGCTGTCATCGATCAGGTGAGAGCGTGTCTGCGCACCCCCGACATTATCGTCCAGACCTGGAAACAGGCACGACACCATGATGCCCATATCACAGAGGCCGAGATCCGTGATGCGCTTGTCAAGTTCGATACGCTCTGGAATGAATTGTTTCCCGCCGAGCAGACCCGCATCATACAGCTGTTGGTCGAGCGGGCCGACGTCAGTCCCGAGGGCCTGACCATTCGGCTACGTGCCGATGGCCTCGCATCGCTTGCCAAGGACCTGCAGCGCAAGGCGGCGGCCTGATGACAGAGACCATCACGATTCACGTTCCCATGACATTCCGCCAGCGTGGCGGCCGTAAGCTGATCGTCGCGCCCGACGGCCGCACCCTGCAAGCCGCATCGCGGCGCCCAAACATCGACAATGTGCTTCTCAAAGCGCTGGTCCGTGCTTTTCGTTGGCAGAAGCTACTCGACAAAGGAACCTACGGCACGATCAAGGAGATCGCCGCGCGGGAAAAGATCGACGCCTCCTATGTCGGCGATGTGTTGCGCCTGACCCTCCTTGCCCCGGACATCGTCGAGATGATCCTCGACGGTCATCAGGCTCCGGCCCTGTCGTTCGAATCTTTACGCAAATCCCTGCCGCTCGCATGGCAGGAGCAGCGCAGAACCATTTACGGCGGGGAATGAGCAGCAATCCGCGGTCGAATCCGGATTCACGGAGCGGATTTGAAACAGCCTTTAGGTTAGCTCTAGCAAAATCAATGGGTTAGAATCTAAAGGCCGGAGAGCCGCAGTCCGCAGGTTGAGAGAAAAAGGGCCAACAGAGAATGAGAAAGCTCCTTGTGACGCTGCCCGCCGTCTTCAGGTCCATGCCAAAAATCGCGCAGTTCCTGGCCCTTTTTAGGGGGCCAGAACTGGCAGAGAATATTGTGCTGGATAAGGTTGGTTGCGGGGACAGGATTTGAACCTGTGACCTTCAGGTTATGAGGCCGCTCAAGCTATTCAATTCCATTTGTGGTGTCAAAGGCTTCGCCGTTTTTGGCTCGCCCGTGTCGCAGCCGTGTCGCAACGACGTGCCGCACGAAAGAACCCGCTCCGCGCTGCTGCAGACGCCGGTACACTTCTCTCCTCCCAACGCGAAACGGAGCCCACAAAATGCGATTAATTATGGGCGGAATCAATGGTCACTATCTCCGCAACATCACGTTGAACTGCGCGGCCGACACGGAGGAGGTGCTCGCAGCCGTGGCATACGCTGCGGACAGTTTCCTCCTGTTTGACTGGTGCTGGGAAAACAACATCCCATTGAAGTTCTACGGTCGGTTGGATGATGGCGTAGCCGTCAGTGTGCCCGTACTGACCAACTTCCTGGGCAAGAGGTCCCCCAACTTCGTCTGCCGGCTCGTCCAGCACCACCATGCGAAGGTAATATGGTGGCGAGGTGTCGGTGCCTACATAGGTTCGGCCAATCTGACCGACCGCGCTTGGTACAAGAACGTCGAGGCGGGATGCTTCTTTTCAGAGGAGGAGATCAACGATGAAATGGCTGGCGATCTCTTGGAACTATTTCGAACACTTGAGGAGAACGCGACGCCGCTGACAGAAGAAGTGCTGGAGGAAATGAAAAGAAGGTCTCGCCTGTTTGCTGCAGCAATCCCTGATTCCAGAGACTTCTGGGCGCACCCGAGCTTCAAAAAATGGCCAGGTCTGGTTCAAACCACCCCAAGAAGCGCATCAGATAGAAAGCGCCAAGCGTTTCTCGAAGAATGGCACTCTACTTTACAGGACCTTCGCGATATCGGAACGCGGGTCAGCCGGCCTGAAAATCGACCAATCTGGATTAGCGAATCTGCTCCCCCTGGAGCACAGGCTGATCAATTTCTCCACGCACATTACTATCAGCGCACGTTTGACGGCAGGAAAGCCAACTACGATGTATTTTTCGAGCGCAACAAAGGCCGCCGAGAACAAGCGTTGGCCGAGGCTATGCAGTGGTGGAGACAATTGCCGGCCGCTCCTTCATCAGAAGATCAGATGCTTAACGGAACTGCTCCCTTTCTCCGATCGGCACTGACCGAACATCGATTGCAAGCAATGACGGAGGAGGAATTTCACGACATCTGCACGGGGGTACACGCGATCAAGGATTACGCGCGACGCGTTTCGAACAAGTCGGTTGGTCTTCCAAGCAATGGCACCCGGTATACGATACCGGAGAAAGTTGCAGCGCTCTCAAAACGCATTTGGAATGATCGATCTGCGGGCGACGCTCGCATCAATGAGGTTCTTAGCTACGTCCTATACGGCGGCTCAAGCGAACAGTTGCCTGAACGCCTATGGCAGGCGGTTAATGACCCTAAATGGAAAATCGACGGTCTTGGGATCAGCGCATTAGGGGAATTGATCGGTTGGGCATTGCCCGAGCGCTTTCCACCCAGAAATGGGCGAACGTCGAAAGCGCTGAGATCACTTGGTTACGACGTCACCGTCCACGTTGAATAGTGCTATCCGAATACGCGTTGCTCGACCTGTGCCATGGCGTGCTGGTGGTCGGGCGTGGGGAATAGGTGCCCGTAGCGCTCCATGGTCATCTGGACGGAGGCGTGGCCGGCGAATGTCATGACCTCTTTGATCGAGAACCCCTGCTCGATCCAAAGCGACACCGCGAAATGCCGCATGTCGTGCCAGCGCAGCTTGATTTTCAGTTTGTCGCAGAGCGGCTTGAAGTGTCGCCTCACCGTGTTGGCGTGATCGGCGACCGACCCGTCGCTTGACGGAAACACCAGATCGAGATCACCCTTCGGGCATGCGAGCTTCCATTCCTTCAGGGTGTTGAGAACGAATGGTCCGGCCGGGACAGACCGGTGGCCCGCCGAGGACTTGGGCTCGCCAATCGCGCCGTAGAAATCCGCGCGCTGGCGCACGTGAAGATAACCGTCGGTGAAATCGACGTCCGCCCATCTCAATCCGCGCGTCTCCGAGGCCCGCAAGCCGCACAGGGCGCTGACGACCAGCATGGCGCGCAACCGCCCGGTCGCACCGTCGATCAGGCCTTTCACGTCCTGCTTTGCCGGGACCGAAACCTTGTAGTCGAGACGACTTGATCGCAGCACGCGCACGCCCTGCGCCGCGTTGGCATGCACCTGCCCGTTGTCGATGGCGTGATTGAGGACCAGGCGAAGGGCGCCCAGGATTTTCCGGGTGATCATCTCGGATCGACCGGAGGCGAGCAGGCGGTCGCAGAAATCGTTCACCGCCTTGCGGCTCAGCCGCGATAGCTTCAGGTCGCCGATGCCGACCTTCTCGTCCTTGATGTGGCACCGGACATAGCCCTCGTAGCCGACGTAGGTCCTGCGCTCCATCCGCCGACCGGCGTCGCGCCGCACGCGGCAATGAGCGAGCCAAGCGTCTGCCGCCTCGCCGACCGTGATCGAAACGGAATCGTGGACGTAGGTGCCTGCCAGGACCTGCGGGCGGACCCTGATCAGGAACTGGTCCGCCTCCTTGCGGCGCTCGAACAGCTTGGCCCGGCGCTTCCCACCGGCATCGGAAAAATCGACCTGCCAGCGGATCAGGCCCGACAGCAAAACGCGCTTTTTGATCGTGGCCAAGGCAAATATCCGTGTAATTTCAATATGTTGACAGCGACATTGCCATTCGTCTGCGCCATCTGGAAGGCCTGAATGGCCGGCACCGAAAAGCGTTGACGAACCGCCTACGGTCGTTATATAAAAGCGTATGCGGAGCGTCAACGGAGGAAATCATGAGCGACCGCCTGGATGTCCACCAGCTGTGTGCGGCGGCTGGGGTCACTCGCACGCAATTCAATGCGTGGGTGGCCCGTGGCTATTTCGAACCGGAAGAAGCGCCGGTAAACGGCAAACGGCGATCGTTCTCCTTCCGAGAGGCCATTGCCCTGGGAACGTTCGCCGAGTTGGTCCGGCTGGGCATCTCGCATGAAATTGCCGCGCAGCACTGCAAGAATCTGCACGCGTTCAAGGACGAAGCCGCACTGCTGGTGCTGCATCAAGGTCCGGTCGAGCTGATTGCATCGTCCGAACGGGGGTCGCCTCTCCCTGGCGCGAAATCCGGCGTCAAGTTTTATGATCCGGATCGGCCGTCATTCTCCAGTGACATCATCCGGCTGTCGCAGGTCGCGGCTTACGCGGCAAATCGGGACATGCGTTCCCTTGCAGTCGTGAATCTCGACCACGTCGAAGCCCGCGCCAAATCCGCGCTCCAATCCACGCCGGACGCGGTCGTCATGCAGTTGGATGACAGTTTGCCCGAGGCGCGCACGAAGCGGCGTCGCAAGCGGTAGGAGCCTGAAATGGCAGAGGAGACGCCGCGGGTTGAACCCGCCACGGGAGAGGTCTGTCCGACGCTTGCCGACGATCTGCTGCGCGGCGCCGATGAGATCGCAGAGTTCGTCTTCGGCAGCGCAAAGCACCGGCGCAAAATCTACTACTACGCGACCGACGCCAAGCTGCGCATGCCGGTATTCCGCATCGGCGCCATCATTTGCGCGCGCAAGAGCACGCTGCTTGAGTGGATCAGGAAACAGGAGGGCGTGCGATGACCACACGCCATCCGCCGCTGACGATCGATGACCACATGCATCTCGGCAACCTGCTGAAGGATGTACGCTGCTCGCTGAGCTGGCTGCTTCGTCATTCCGCTGTGACGTCCAAGCTCGGCCGCGATGCAATGCGGGCCGTCACCGCACTCGACCAGCTACGCAGCAGTCTGGATGACCGGCTGTACTATCAGGCTCCACCATCCTGCGATCCTCGTCGTATCGCACCGCTGGTCTACTTCGGCGAGCAGCATTTCCATCTGCGGTCGTTCGATCCAATCGAGATGGAAGAGGACGCATTCGCGTCATGGACCGCCGGGTACTGATCCATGGCCGAGCTTTCCGTCGCCGACATTGCCGCGAGGCTCAACGCCAGGATTGCTGACCTGGCGCACGCCCTCTTGGGCGAGCCGAACCGCGCGCTCTCGACGGCGACGCAGCTTCGATTCGGCAACAAGGGCAGTGTGGCCGTTGAGATCGACGGGCCCAACGTCGGCAAGTGGTTTGACCATGAGCATGGTGTTGGCGGCGACGGGCTCGAGTTGATCCGGCATCAACATGGCGTCGCCAACGGCGATGCGTGCGATTGGGCGCGCGAATGGCTGGGCCTGCCGCCTCATGCACCGCGAAGCGAGAAATCATCCAAGCCGATCAAAACTCCCGCCGAGAAAATCGAGGAAATCGTCGCCCGCAGCGAGGGCATCGGTGGTACCCGCGTCCAGGCCTACCTGCGGCGCCGCGGCATCACCGTGATGCCACCCGACTGCATCAGATTCCGCCGTTTCGCAGCCAGGCAGTATGGAGCCCTGGTAGCACTCGCAACCGCCGATGACGGCACGGTGCTTGCCACCCAGCAGATCTATCTCACCGAAGACGGGCGCAAGGCTCCCGTCGATGTCGTGAAGCGCACGAACAAGGCAGTCGAGGGTTGGTCCGAACGCGCTGCGATGCGTTTGCCCGGCACACCGCCAATCGTGCTCTGCGAGGGTGTCGAGACAGCGCTCTCAATCTGGCAGGCTACCCGCCAGGAGACCTGGGCCTGTTTCGGCATCGCCAACATTTCTCGCGCACCGGCGCCCGAGGGTGCGCCTGTCATCGTCGCCCGCGATGGTGATGAACCGGGTAGCAAAGCGGACCAACAGCTTCGGCGAGCGGTTGCCACGCTACGTGCGCGCGGTTTCCAGGTCAGCGTCGCGTCGCCGCCGTTCGGCATGGACTTCAACGACGTCCTGCAGAAATCAGGCGAACAGGCAGTTCGCGACCTGATCGCCGCTGCGGCCGCGGTCGATTCTTCCTCGACGTGGCGGCACGGCCTGCTACTGAACGACGAGGGCGAGCCACGTCCGATCCTGGCGAACGCCATCCACGCGCTGCGCAAAGCGCCCGAATGGGACGGCGTACTGTGGCACGACGCCTTTGCAACCGTCACCGTCGCCCGGCAAGCGCCACCCTGGGCGAGTATCAATCAGGAGGGATGGACCGACACCACGTGGTCCGACCGGGACGACTATCTCGTTGCGGAATGGCTGCAGCACCAGGGCATCACGGTGCCGGCGTCGATCGCCGGCCAGGCTGTCGAGACCGTCGCGCGCGACCGCGAGTTTCACCCGGTGCGGGAATATCTCGACGGCCTGGAGTGGGATGGCATGGCCCGGCTCGACCAATGGCTAGTCACTTATCTGGGCGCGACGGACACGGTCTACGTCCGCGCGATCGGTCCGCGTTGGCTGATATCGGCCGTTGCGCGCATCTACGTGCCCGGCTGCCAAGCCGACTGCGCTCTGATCCTCGAAGGGCCACAGGGCATTCGTAAGTCCTCGGCGCTCGCCATGCTGGCCCAGCCATGGTTCACGGACCGGCTTTCAGAACTTGGCAGCAAGGATGCCGCGATCGAGACGCGCGGCGTTTGGATCATCGAACTTGCCGAGCTCGACAGCATGTCGCGCGCTGATGTCGGCACGATCAAGGCATTCATGTCGCGGCGGCAGGACCGGTTTCGCCCGCCCTATGGCAAGCGCTTGGTCGATCTGGCGCGGCAATGCGTGTTCGCCGGCAGCATCAATCCGGAGGGCGGTTATCTCAAGGACGCGACTGGCGGCCGGCGCTTCTGGCCGGTGGTGTGCGGCACCATCGACCTCGATGCGCTCGCACGCGACCGCGATCAGCTCTGGGCCGAGGCCCGCGACCGCTTCCGGCGACACGAACCGTGGTGGCTGGAGACGCGCGACCTGGATGCGCTCGCAGCCGAGCAGCAGGCTGAACGCTATCAGGGCGATGCCTGGGACGATCCGATCCGCGTCTATCTCCACCACGAGACGGATTGGATGGAGAACGGATACGGCGAGCAGCGTCCCTTTCGTCGTGCTCGTACCATGCCACTCGATGACGTCTCGGTCGCCGAGGTGCTCGAACAGGCGCTGTGCATCGAACGCGGGCGCTGGTCGCAAGCCGATCAGAACCGCGTGGTGCGTTGCCTCGTCAGCATGGGCTTCAAGCAGTACCGCGCCAATCGGGGCGACGCACGGGAGCGCCGGTATCGGCGCGTGCGCCTCGCGAGTGGTCCGGGTCTGTGATCGGGTGGTCCGGGTATGCTCACGTTCAAACTGACTAACAAAATCAGGCATTGGTCCGACTGGTCCGGGTGGTCCGGGTCTATTGCTGGCATCCTGTTGTCCCCTCACCACACGCGCACACGGCCGTGTAAGGGAGAGGGGTATACGGAAGAGGTAGAGACAAACCCGGACCAACTCGGACCAGTCGGACCACGCCAACAAAACCGGGCACTTTCGGCAGGTCGCCATACCCGGACCATACCCGGACCAGCGGCGAAGAGCCGGACCACTTGCCCGCAGCGGCCAACGCAAGCGGCGTGCCGGTTCGCTCTGGAGCAACCGGGAATCTTCCGCACGCAATGGTTCCTGTTGGGCGATTTCGTATGCGGGGGGCAATGGCGCGACCGTTCGCGATTCTACGGAGCGCGAAATGGCTAAACTAACGACCGCGCCGGGTGTCTCCACAAAAGCCGAGTTTGCTGCGCGTGTGGGCCTCACACGCGGGCGTATCTCGCAATTGATCGGGCAAGGCCTGCCGGTGCGCGCCGACGGACGCATCGAGGTCGAGGCCGGGCTGCGCTGGATGGAGGACAACCTCGATGCCGACCGCCGCAACAAGGGCGGCAGCCAAGCGCCGGCCGGCGCACCCACGTTGGCCGAGGCCAAACGCCTGCATGAAATTCTCAAAATCCAGCGGGCGCGGCTCGCCCTCGACAAGGAACGTGGCGACCTGGTGAGCCGCGCCGAGGTGAAGGCCGCGGTGTTCGCCGGTGCCCGGCGCGAGCGCGATGCCCACATGGCATGGGTCGCTCGCACCGCGCCGCAGCTTGCCGCAGAGCTTGGCGCCGATCCTGCGCGTACGTTCGCCTCGCTTGATCGGCTGATGCGCGAGCACCTGCGCGATCTTGCCCGCATGCCCTTGCAGGTGCTTGCCGATGAATGACGTGGCGATCTGGGTTGACGACATCTGGCGCGACGGTGCTGCGCCCGAGCCGGCGCTAACGGTCTCGCAATGGTCGGACGAGCACCGCATGCTGCCCGATCTTTCCGCCGAGCCCGGGCGCTGGCGCACGTCGCGCACGCCTTACCTGCGCGAGATCATGGATTGCCTGTCGGCGAACGACCCGACTGAACGCGTCGTGTTCATCAAGGGTGCGCAGCTCGGCGGCACCGAAGCGGGCCTGAACTGGCTGGGCTACGTCATTCACCACGCACCTGGGCTGATGCTGATGGTGCAGCCGACCATGGATGCTGTACGGCGGAACACGTCGACGCGCGTCGATCCAATGATCACAGCCTCGCCAGCGCTCCGCGAGCGCGTGGTCGAACCGGGCAAAAAGGAGCCGGGCAATAGCCAGTTCCGGAAGCTTTTTCCCGGTGGTCAGCTGGTGATGGTTGGCGCGGCATCGGGCGTGGGCTTGCGCTCGACGCCGGCGCGTTACCTGTTCCTCGACGAGGTGGACGCCTATCCGGCCGACGTGTCGGGCGAGGGCGACCCGGTGGCGCTTGCGATCCAACGCACGGTCACGTTCCGCGGCCGGCGCAAGATCGTAATGGTCTCGACTCCGACCCTGAAAGGCTTCTCGCGCATCGAGGCCGCCTACGAGGAATCCGACCGGCGCATCTATGAGGTCCGCTGCCCGGACTGCGGTAGCTTCGCGCCCATCACCTGGGCGCAAATCCAATGGCCCGAGGGCCGGCGCGATCTCGCGCACCGCGTCTGCCCGGACTGCGGCGCTGTGCACGAGGAGCATCAGAAGCCGGCATTGCTCGCATCCGGCCGCTGGCGCGCAACCCAGACCGGCGACAGCAAAACCGCGGGCTTCCATCTGTCGAGCCTTTATTCGCCGTTCGAGACCTGGGCCGAAATCGCGATCGAGCACGGCCAGGTCTACCGCGATCCGCCGCGCCTGCAGGTGTGGACCAACACCAAGCTTGCCGAGACCTGGGAGGACCAGGCCGGCGAAGTCATCGAAACCGATCCGCTGATGGCGCGGCGCGAGGACTGGGGCGCGATGTTGCCCGCGGGCGTCGCGCTGCTGACGGCCGGCGTGGACGTGCAAGGCGACCGCCTCGAGCTGCACGTCATCGGCTGGGGCCGCGACGAGGAGGCGTGGTCGATCGATTACCGCGTTATCTGGGGCGACCCTTCGGGCCCGCGCGTGTGGTCCGACCTCGACACCGCGCTGCAGGCAACCTATCCGCATACGCGCGCGATCGCCGACATGACCGTGCGCGCCGTAGCGGTGGACACGGGCGGGCAGCACACCAAGGCTGCCTACGAATACTGCCGCACGCGACTCCACCGCCGCATCTGGGCAATCAAGGGTCGCGGCGGCCCCGGCATTCCACTCTGGCCGCGCCGGCCGACGCGTACCAAGGGCAAGGTGCCGCTATTCGTGATCGGCGTCGATGCTGCTAAGGATGCGCTGTTCGCCCGGCTGCGCCTCATCGAGCCCGGCCCGGGGTACGTGCACTTCCCAGCCGAGCGCGACGCAGAGTTCTTCCGCCAGCTCACCGCCGAGCGCGTAGTGACCCGCTTCGAGCGCGGGCGACCGATCCGGTTATGGCAGCCGCGTCGCGAGGGCGAACGCAACGAGGCGCTGGACACGACAGTCTACGCTATGGCCGCGCTGCACGGCCTGATCAGCATGGGATTGCAGCTCAACAAGGAGGTCGATGGCCTCTGCGCCACAAAGCGGAAGGGAGCGTCAGCAACCGACGTCACTGTTTCGACTGAGATTAACTGGCCGCGCTTAATCCGATCACGATGGATGGGCTGAATTCTGAAGAACCTATGTTTGAGTGTCGCGCCTTGAGGGGCCAAAATCCTCCCAGAGCCAGAAAGCGCCGACAACCATTATTACAGCGGCACCGATCAAGAACAGCCCTCGGACTCTGTCAGCAAATAACAGCAACCAGAGTAGCGCTGCTGCGCCACCAATTGCCAATGAACTTGCGAACATAAACGTTAAGAAGCGCCTCACCGCGTCATCCCCCTAATCAGGCCGGCTTTCGTCCATAGTGCAGCCAGGTTCGTTTCAGGCATTCAAATTTTGAACGATTTTGATATGTGGTCGATGGCCCTACTTACGGTTCCTATCGATGCGCAAACTGTGCTGCTGTACGACTGAAATTCGTCGACGAATGCTGCACTGTTCGGCATGTGCGGAAACACGAACGCTTCGATCAGATACTTTGCGTTCAGCATACCAACTTGGGGATTGGGTAGGTAATTAATTGCAGCACCCGGGTTGCTCAGTGGCACAAGCCTTGGATCAAACTTGTATTGCCCGCGATACGCCGATTCGAGCGCGTTGTAGGTTGATCCGAGATCATAATTGGGAAGCGTCTCGGAGAAAGCTTCCATTGCGCTCTGCGTGATTGTTCGGCGCTTTGCTTCATCGAACTGGGTACAGGTCGCCTGAATAGCGGCGTGCGTCCACAGTCGATAGTGAAGCTTCTGCGTCGGGATGGGGATGCCTCTGCTTTGGAGAAAATTAGACCAGCCCTTCGAGCCGTCCCAATTCTCAAAGCGCATTCCCAACGCACGGCTGCAATCCGACGAGATCGGCTCGTTCACCAACTGAATGATTCCTTGGCCAAACTCAGCCAACGTTATCTGCTTCTTGAAGAGGCCGAACATCGCTGCCACCCCCACAGTTGAATTAGCCCGCGAGCAAATGATCGCTACGCAGATTACAAGTTAGGTTAGCTCTATGTGTCATTCAGAATCGTTGCATTTTGAAGCGCAGAGAAGATTGGTGCTGCAAATTCGTCTGCTCGTTTGACATCAAAGCATCCAGCCACGACTACCTTGCGACCTCTGACCGGAATTCGAAGGTCAACATATTGCCGGTCTCGGCCGTGATCTTCGGCAATGTAGGCTGTGACCAAACCCTTTAGGCTTGGTGTTTCGTTGAGCTTCGATGACATCCATCGAATCATGTGACGTCCATCATTTGCCATCAGATTTCGGATTCCGGCTTCGAGAAATTTATCCACTTCCTCGACACGTTCCGGCGTGAGACTGGCAATATCGGGTTCGTCCGGATCGTCTGAAATGTCACCAACCAGAAGATATGCGAGCTCCTGATGATTGCCTTCTTCGTAGCATCGAAAAATCATTCCTCTGATGGTCGGTTCGTCCAAATCTTCTGTGTGCCATGACCACGGGCCGAAAACCGCAATGCTCACAATTCCCAAAACTTCGTGGCGACCAGCACTTTTCCGCCAAAGTCGACTGGCTACTGCATCCGCGAAATTGCGGGCGGTCGGGTCAGTCGGATCGTTTGTACGAAGCGTTACCCTGATCTTTACGAAATTCCCACCTGCCCCAGTCATGAAGACGAAGGTGCGCCGCGGACCAAGGCTATCGCTCACGACGAAGTCCGCGCACAAGAACTCCTCGCCTCTTTCAGCCGACACAGTCCAGAACCGGCTGACAAGCTCAATCTCTCTGCCGCCGAGTGCGCCGAGCGAGAGGACTTCGTCTGTCGCCCGGTCAAATTCCGCCTTCACCACTTCCGAAGTCGGACCATCGGGAATTTTGCGTTGGTTCTTATTGTATACGTAGACTGTGGCTTCGCCCCGGTTGCCTCCGTGATACGCGACGGTGTATCCGTAGCCTGGATTCTCCTTTTCGTTGTCAGTGACGTTCCCGCGGCTAAATCCTGCGTATGCGGACTCCAATGCGACGCCGCCTACGGAAATGCTTTCGCCTCTCGCATGGCTGGTCATGATTCCCCCGGTCACGAGAAGTGTTCCGCAAACAATTACGACTCCGCTTAGGTGCATGATCAAGTTCTCGGGCTAAAGGTAACCGGCCTTCTCGGCCACATGCCACGCTGCCCATGCCAACAAGGCGATGAGGATTGCCTTTGTAATCAGCAACTGCCGGACTCCAGACCCCATCATGTCGAAGCCGAGGCCGGCTTGAATGCGCTTTTCGTTGTACCAGTCCGGGTCAACAATCGCCCGGACCGCAGCTCCGGCCCCAGAGATGATCGCAAGTACGATCAAAAGAGAGCTAGGCCGTAACGTCCTGTGAAGTAGAGGATACCGCCGATGATTGCCAAACCTAAATCGATCATAGTCGATCCCCTCGACTCCAAGTTGCTGTGACCATGCTGGATTCATGTTCTCACCGCGAACATCCTCCTAGTAATCGCCAGCCAATTTGAGTGCCTGTTTTCGATCAGTCTAGTCTTGGGTCCCTTTGCGCCACAACCCTGCCAGGTGTCTTGCACTAGCGAAGCAACGCAGTCCGTCCTGAGCCCAGAGATAACCCAACTCGATTGCGGGTTACTGGACAATACCAGCTTCAGTGACCTTCGAGATATTCCCGCACAAGACGTATCTGTGCTGAAATTTCCTGAACGTTCCGAGTAGCCCGCGAAGCGTGCCCTCTCCAGATTGGCGGTATGTGGCCTGCCATCCGCCGCGTGCTCGGATTGGACCGCCGCCGCGCGTTCGACGCGGCCGGCGGTGGTCGGCGTTGGGAAGGCGCCAAGAGCGTCGAGTCGCTGAACGCCGCGATCCTGGCGGGCGCCACGGTCGCGGCCCGCCGCGCTGGCTATTACGCGCGCAATAATCCCTGGGTTGCCGCTGCGGTGCAGGCGCTGATCGCCAATGCGGTCGGCACCGGTATCAAGCCGCGCTCGGCGCATCCCGATTCGAATGTGCGCAACGCGCTGCACCAGCTGTGGGCGCGATGGACCGATCGCGCAGACGCGAACGGCCTGACCGACTTCTACGGCCTGCAAGCGCTGGCGCTCCGGGCGATGGTGGAGAGCGGCGAATCGTTCGCGCGGCTGCGCACCACGGACGCCGGCGACGGCCTGCCGCCGTTGCAGGTCGAACTGCTCGATCGCGAACAGGTGCCAACCGACTTGCATCGCGAGATCGGCAACGGCGCCCGCATCCGGGCCGGCATCGAATTCGATGCTGCCGGCCGGCGCATCGCCTACCACTGCTATCGACACCGCCCGGGGGACGCACTCGCGCCCATGGCGCTTGATACAGTGCGGGTGCCAGTTCCCGACATTGCCCACCTATTCCAGGCGCTCGCGCCCGGGCAATTGCGCGGCATCACCTGGCTCGCGCCGGTGCTGCTGCGATTGCATGAACTCGATCAGTACGAAGACGCGGCGCTGGTCAAAGCCAAGGTTGCGGCGCTGTTCACCGGCTTCATCCGCGATCCGGATGGAACGGTGGCCGGGCTCAACGGCGGTGGCGCAGTCAACGGCGTGCTGCAGGTCGGCATGGAGCCGGGCAGCCTCATCCCGCTGCCGCCTGGCGCCGACATCCAGTTCTCCGATCCGGCCGATCCGGGCGACTACGGCGCCTACGTCAAGAATCACATCCGCGCGGTCGCCAGCGGGCTCGGGCTGCCCTACGAGCTGGTCTCGGGCGATCTCGAAGGCGTCACCTATTCCTCAATCCGCGCCGGCCTGGTCGAGTTCAGGCGTCGTATCGAGCAATTGCAGCACACCGTCATCGTCTTTCAGTTCTGCCGGCCAGTGTGGGAGCGCTTCGTGCGGCTTGCGGTGCTCTCGGGCGCGCTGCCGGCCCGCGATTTCGACCACGATCCGGCGCCTTATCTCGCCGGCGACTGGTTACCGCCGAAGTGGGACTGGGTCGATCCAGCCAAGGATGCCCGCGCTGAGATCGAGCAAATCCGTGCGGGCCTCAAGAGCCGCAGCCAGTCGATTGCTGAGCGCGGCTACGACATCGAGGAGGTGGACGCGGCGATTGCTGCCGACCGCGCGCGCGAGGCGCGGCTTGGTCTCTCCTTCGACACCACCGTGCCTGCAGATCAAACCAACATGGAGGGCGCCAATGCCTGAGCTCCTTGTCCGCCGCGCGGCGCTCTCGCCGCAGACCGCCAATGCCGAGGCCCGCACCGTAGAGGTGATCTGGTCGAGCGGCGCGCCCGTCCGCCGCCGCGACATGGCCGGCAGCTACATCGAGCGATTGAGCCTCGATCCTGCCGCGGTGGACCTGTCGCGGCTGATCGGCGCGTCGGTGCTCGATGCGCACCGCCAGACCGCCGTGCGCGACGTGCTCGGCACCGTACGCGATGCCCATGTCGATGGCCGCCAGGGAGCCGCCACCTTGCAGTTCTCGGCACGGCCCGAGGTCGAGCCGATCTGGCAGGACGTGCTCGCCGGCATCCTGCGCCACGTTTCGGTCGGCTACACGGTCGAACGGTGGCGTGACGACACCGACCCCGCAACCGGCGAGCGCACCCGCACCGCCACCGCCTGGACCCCGATCGAAATTTCCCTCGTTCCGACGCCGGCCGATCCCGGCGCAACCGTTCGCACAGGAGGCAACATGCCCGAGGCAGACACCAACACGGACGACGCGGTCCGAACGCCGCCGGCTGAAAATGCCGACGCGGCGCAGAACCGCGCCCAGGTCAATGCCGAGATTCGCTCGATTGCCCGCATTGCTGGGCTCGGTCAGGAGTTCGTCGATGGGCTAATCGACCGAGGTGTAACCGCCGACGAGGCGCGGCGCGCCGCCTTCGATGAGCTCGCCCGTCGTGGCGGTGGTGCGCTGCGAACCGAACAGACCCGCTTTGAGGTGATCGAAAGCCACGACGATCCGCAGGTGCGCGTGCGCCACATGGGCGAAGCCCTCTATGCCCGGATCAATCCGCAGCACCAATTGTCGGAGCCGGCGCGACGCTACGCTTACGCCACCTGCGCCGAGATGGCGCGCGAGCTGCTGATCCTACGGGGCCACCCGGTGACCGGGCTGTCACCGGCCGCGATCATCACCCGCGCGCTACACACCACCAGCGATTTCGGTCTGATCGTCGGTGATACCATCGGCCGTACATTGCGGGCAGCCTATCAGGCCGCGCCGGTCGGCATCCGCCGCCTCGGCCGGCAGACCACCGCGCGCGACTTTCGCACCGTGAACAAGATCATGCTGGGCGAAGCGCCGATGCTCGAAAAGCTCAACGAGCACGGTGAAATCCAGGCCGACACCATGGCCGAGGCCAAGGAGGCCTACAAGGTCGAGACCTTCGCCCGCAAGATCGGCGTCACCCGCCAGGTGCTGGTCAATGACGACCTCGGCGCGTTCGCCGATCTGTCCCGCCGCATGGGCCAGGCCGCAGCCGAAACCGAGGCCAAGACGCTGGTCGATCTCCTGGAGGCGGGCAGCGGCAGCGGTCCACTCATGAACGACGGCAAGCGGCTGTTCCATGCCGACCACGGCAACAAGGCTGCGAGCGGAGGCACGATTGCCGACGACACGCTGTCGGCCGCGCGGCTTGCCATGCGCAGCCAAACCGGGCTTTCCGGTCAGCGGATCAGCGCGACGCCGAAGTTCCTGCTCGTGCCGCCGGCGCAGGAGACCACCGCCGAGAAATGGCTTGCCACGATCGCCGCGGCAAAGGCGGCCGACGTGAACCCGTTCTCGGGCTCGTTGTCGCTGGTCGTTGAGCCCCGGCTATCCAGCGCAACACGCTGGTACGTGACCGCGGACGCCACCGAAATCGACGGGCTTGAATACGCCTATCTCGCCGGTGGCGAAGGCCCGCAGGTTGAAAGCAAGTCCGGCTGGGATGTCGATGGCGTCGAGGTGCGGGTCATCCTCGACTTCGGCGCCGGCTTCATCGACTGGCGCGGCTGGTACCAGAACGCGGGCGCGTGATGACCGATCTCACCCAGCTCGAGGCGTGGCGCGATGCGCTGCTGAAAGCGCGCTACGCCGGGCTGCGCATCGTCGAGTACGATGGCCGGCGCGTGTCGTATTCGACCGATGCCGAGATGGCGACGGCGCTTGCAGACCTGGAGCGACGCATCGCGACGGCGCAGTCCGGCCGCGTGCGGCAGGTGCGCATTCAATCGACGAAAGGAGTCTGACCGATGAAGAACTTCATCCAGCGCGGTGACATGATCACCGTCACGGCACCGACCGGTGGCGTCACTTCCGGCCAGGGCGTGCTGGTCGGCAACCTGTTTGGCGTCGCCGCGACCACTGTGGCCGAAGGCGAGAGTGTTGAGATCGCAACCGTGGGCGTCTACGAGCTGCCGAAGCTCGCGAGCGCCGTCATTGCCGCTGGCGCTCGCGTCGCCTGGGACGACACCGCCAAGCAGGTCGTGCTGCCCGGCACGGGCATGGTGCCGATCGGCATCGCGACGGTCGCTGCCGGCAACGGCGTTGCGAGCGTGCGCGTGCGGCTTGATGGGATTGCGACGGCAGCGGCATGACGGACTTTCTCTCTGCTCAACCTTGACGCAGTAGCCGCCCTGACAACATCCTTGTGATGCAAGACGATTAGCACCGGCTGACGGTCTGCGGATGGGAGGTCAGGATGGGGGCAATACTATTCTGCAACATTGGCTGGATGAGCCGGTATGAGGGTCTAATTGGTAAGCCAGACAAGATCGTTGGCGGCGGGAAATGGGTTACTGAGAACGAGACTGGCCACGAGGTATGCAATTTTGTGGTTTGTCGGGACGGCTATGTTTACGGTCACGTAGAGACGATCCAGAGCGAGAGAGATCGGAAAATTCGCATCGAAGCAATCGGCGGAAGCGGCGATTTCGTGGAAGGCATTGACGTCGTATGGACCGCAACTGATCCAGATGAAGGCGGCCGAAAGGTCGTGGGCTGGTACCGCAATGCGACCGTCTTTCGGGAGCGCCAAAAATTTGCTGAGCCGCCGTCGAAGCAGCATGCACGAGACGAGATAAGCAGCTACCGCATTCGCGCCTCGGCGAAAGACGCTCGCCAGCTCGATCTTGGAGACAGAACCTTGGCTATGGGCCGCGGGCCTGGGTGGATGGGTCATACTCCGTGGTGGGTGCCGTCAGACGAAGGCCCACGTGAGGTTCGCCAGTTCGTGAAGAAAACGCGGGATCTGCTGGATGGGCTATCTGGCCCAAGTGCAAAAAGGCCGAGTGGAAGCAAACCGAGAAGCAACAGCCCCGCCGCGGCTAGCGATCCCTACCTACGATACGTCGAAGCGTACGAAGCTCGGATCACGCCGAGGCACAGTCGCCTACAGACGAGGTTCGAACGATTTCTTGGGACGAATGGAGCAACCGAGGTCCGCCCAAACATAGCGAGCGTCGATCTCCGTTACCGTGATCCCCAGAAGGGTACGATCCTGGCTGAGATAAAGCCCTGCGAACGCTCCAACGCGCGATATGCGATCCGAGCCGCTATAGGGCAATTGCTCGATTATCGGCAGCGCACGAAGGAGGATAGCTCGCTGCTGATTGTCGTTGAGGCTAAACCGAAGCAGGAGGACCGGCTCCTCGCAACTTCCAACGGTTTTGGCATTGCTTATCCTGTCGAAGATTCGTTCAAGGTCTTCTGGCCGATTTTACGAAGCGTCGGCTAACAACATAGGTTCGGCGAACCAACCGGTGGTCAGCGACGGAGATTACGATCTCTCCCAATCGCCACGGCTTATCAGCCGCTGGGGTGGCAACCGCGGCAGCGTGATAGCCGACCAGAGTCAATCTGAGTTTTTCACCACATCCATGAGCCTGACGCCCAGGTCGCGCGCAACCTCAAGCGCGTAGGAGCCCTGGGCAGTGCGATTGGCAAAGGGTTGCCCCAGCTGCCACGCATCCTCCATTCCGCCATCGCGGTCGAGTTTGACGAGAAGAACGCCGTACTGGCCCGACTCCTGCTCGACCATCCAAACGGCGTAGCCTCGGGGATTCTTCCGCACCTCGGCCACAATGTCGGACGTTTTCGGTTGGGGGCTCTGTCCAGCTTGGGAGCGGACCAACTCGTAGGTTGTCTCGATTTCAACAAAGCGATTAGCCGATTCGTCCCAGAGCCGCCTGAATGAACCGTCGTTTTGTAGGGGAAGCTTCACCAGTGAATCCGAGTCTTGCAGCACCTCGAACATTAGATCTTTCCCAGTCATAAGCACCCGCAGGAGCGTCGCAGTGTCGTTGCGCCCACCGAATTTCGCGAAGATTGCCGTCTCGTCATCTACGGGATTGGCAAGGACATCGAACTCTCCACCTTCCGATCCATCGGTGGCGGTGAGACGCAACACAAATTCGGATTCACGAGGCAGACGGAATGGCCGGAGGTAGAGCCGAACGCTCCGATTGAGACTCAGGCCGGAACTTCCATCGGGTTGCGAGAGCAGGCCACCGCTTTCGATTGTGCACTCGATACGCACGGTTGCGGTCGTGTCGGGTGGCGGCAGGCCCGCGAACTCATAGGCTCGGCGGAACTCGTCCTTTGGGCGCGGACCGTCGATGCTGGTATCACCTCGCTTCACCTCCCATTGGCTCGGCGCAGCGGACAGTCGTTTGGCCGCCGTCGGTTGCGCGAGCCCCGGCTGAGGAGCGCTCACGCCGGGTGCCTGTGGACCGCTTTGTGGACTGGACCTGACTGGGCCAACCAAATCTTCGGCCGATACTTGCAATGAGAAATGGGTTCGTGTCGGACGCGTTTTGGATGACAAGTCCTGGCCCATGTTGACCAAGCGAGAAATGTCGGATGACCAAGGGCTGCGCTCGTTGAGGGTTCTGAATTCCTTGTCCTGCCCCAACCGGCGCCAATGAGTACGCGCATAACGCAACATGTCATCACCCACGCGTCGGTAGATGACGATGAATTCTTCTTCCTGGCCATCACGGTTCTTGAAACGAAAGTAGTGGCGCAAATACTCCGACAAGTCGTCGGCGATCACGAACTCCTGCAACTTCATTCCGGAGAAGTGACTCAGGGATTCCAGAATGTCTCGTTTACCCAGGCCAAACAGATCGCTTAAGAAGCCCAC